GACAAGCGTCAGTGTCATCTGTCCCACCAAGACCATACGCGCCGAAGTCTTCCGGCACAAAATAGGGTGCGCCGTTCCGCTTAATTCGTACACCGTCACCAGTCACAAAAACACTGCCGTTATCGTCAGCGGTCGTACTGTCAGAAGGGTCAACTGTGAACAGCCCGCCACCAACAGGGCCACGAGTCGTTGCAGCCCAGCCATCTTGATAAGAGGTTAGTGCGATAGTACCACCTGTCAACCCAGTCAGCGCCCGCAGCTCGGTGACGTTGGCGACTTGGGTTACGATGTCGGAGGAGGCCTTGGCACGTGTTACAGAGTTGTCGGCCAGCTTTTCGGTGGTTACTGCTTCATCCGCAATTTTGGCCGTAGATACTGCGCCAGAAGCTATCTTTGACCCCGTAACGGCACCAGCAGAAATTTTGGTGGTCGTGACGGCATTGTCGCCTAGCTGGAGGGCCGTTATTTTCAGCCTCACCCAAATGCCAGAATTCACATCAATGCCGTCACCCTTAACGTAATCATATTCGTCAGGGTCTGCGGCATGCTCAGCAGTGAAGTCACCATCGGTCCAACGGAAGAGGCCGGCGCGAGCTGTAGTGGTAATTCTGCAGCCAACGCCATCCACCGGGCGAATGACGGCCATTTCATCCTGGGTGTCTACGGTGATGACAAAAGGCAGTTGGAGGATTTCACTAAACGCATCGTTATAGCTGCCGCCAGGTTTGGTGACGGGGGTGTAAGCGATAGAGTCAAGCGGGACCTTGCCAACAACTTTGGTCTTGTCGCTTATATTATTGGCCATGTTTCACCACCGTAATATTGAATCGCTGGGCCGTCATAGAATTGCAAGGCAGCACCATCGTAAAAATGGATAACCGCAGACCGGTCAACCTGCGGCACCGGCTCATCGGGAACCATGGGCCTGGCATCAGGAACAACTGTCTGAGGAATAATTTGGGGCGGAAAATCCTGAGGCTGGCGGGGGTGCCAGGCCTCAGGTGTGACGACATAACCATCCCAGCGGACCAGGCATTCGCTGCGCTTCACCTTGAAGCCGGTCACATCGCAGATGGTGTTGCAGGTGCCCGGGACAAAATGGTCAGCCATTGCCTATCTCCTTGGTTCAGACCATCCGGGCGCTGATCACGTCATATTCGACGGTGCCGCCGGTCCAGGCGGTGCACTTCAGGCGCGTGGCCTTCGGTACGAACTGGTAATTGCCGTCCGCCGTGGCGGTGCCATCCACGAAATCCGAGGAATCGTGGTCCAGCCAGTTGCCGCCGGCGGCGTCCCAGCTGTAGCCGTCTTTCCAGGTCTGCACCTGCACGTTGTCGAAGGTGTGCTGCACGGTGTAGGTAGCCGTGTCACCCAGGACAACCGCTTGGGCTACGCCGTCGCCGATGTAGTGATCCAGGGGGATGGTGGGGGTTGCGAAGGTGGCCGCGATGCCCACAGTGATGCTGCCGGTGCCGGCGCCATCAATGGCCACACTGGTCACTTCGCTGAAATAGCCGGCACTGGATGCGCTGGTGGCATTTGGGCCGGTGATGGCCTCGGAATACTCCTGCCCATCCTGATCCAGGCCGGTCACAGTGAAGGTCACGCCGGAATCGTCGCCGTCCGAGGTCACCGTCACGGTTTGGCCGATCCGGCTATAGGGCCGGCCGCTGGCATCGGTGTCAGAGCGGCGGATAACCGCCACTCCGTTCACCACCAGGGTTCCGTCGAGGGTCAGATCGCCAGCAGCGCCGGGGGTTTGGCCCTCGGCAATGCCGTCAGCATCGACCGCCCGGGGGAACGCATAAATTCGTACAGGACGCATGGTGCACCCTCCCTTATTCGTCAGCGGCCAGCACGGTCACCACACAAACGGCATCCAGCTCGGCAAAGTCAGCGCCAGCCAGGGTATATGAGAAGTTGCCGCCGCCAGCAAAGGCCGCAGTAATGGGAGTGCCAACAGGCCCGGTAGCGGCCACTGAGGCATCATTCAGGATGTCTGCGCCAGAGCCGGAGGTGGTGCCGACGTCGACGGTCTTTGCCGCAGCGGTAGCTTCAGCTGTGGTGACGCGCAGGTAGGCGCTCACCACTTGGATGGTGCCTGCCGGTGCAGCCACGCCAGTGTCTTGCTCGGCGGCGGATGCAACAGCAACCACGGGGAATTGGTAGGTTTTCAGGAATGTGTCCTGATGGCCGTCTTGGCGACCCTGAAGGCCCAAGGCCTTGTAACGAGTGCGAGCAGTCATGGCTCAATCCTCACTGTCGTTAAGCACCCCGAAGGGCAAGGAATAAAAAAGGGGCCCGAAGGCCCCTTTTCATGGTGGTGCAGGTGTTACACGGACGGACCGGACCCGAACATGGCGCGCTTGTCGGTGATACCCGCTGAGAAGTAGGTAATGCCGACATGGCGGTAGTTCAGAGTGTTGGTGTCGCTGTTGTCGCTGCGGAAGGTGTGACCCATCCGGCGGAAGAACTTCGCGCCTTCCATCACATCGTTCACGATGGTCCAGGCGCCGCCATCCGTCAGATAGGGGCTCACGATCATGCCGCCCGGGAACTTGCCGGTTGACGCCAGCGCATTGATGGCGTTGTTACCGGTGTCGTTCTGCAGGCTGGAACGCAGGATGCGCGCCGCTTCGAATTCCAGTTCGACCGGAATCACCAGCGCCTTGGTGCGAATGTTCACACGCAGGCCGGCCGGGTCCTTGTAGCGGCTGATCGCGATGCAGGCATCTTCCAGGGACGCCTCGGACAGCTCCGAATAGACGGAGAGCCGGTTGGCAAAGCTGCCGTTCTTCAGCAGGTTGCTGGTGCTGAAGGCGGGCTTACCATCACCGTAGGCCACATTGGTGTCGTAGCCATCGTTGATGAGGTCGTGGGCTACCAGTTCCTCTGCTTCCTGCAGCGAACGCTCCAGCAGCCGGCCAGATTTCTCAATCATGGACTGGTACTGGTTGTTCTGGATCGCCTCGAAGGTGATGATGGTGCCCTTCGCGTAGACCCGGTTCTGGTAGATGGTGGAATACAGCTGCTGCTCGCCATCGGTCTGAATTTCAGAGCCTTCCGGTTTAAGCTGTGCAGCCCCCAGGCCAGCCATGGACACGTCCACTTCGTAGGCCTTGTCGGAATCTTCCACGTTCATCCACTGCTCGTACAGCGGGCTCCAGCGGTCGTATTCCGTTTGTGCTACGGCATTTACGCCCTCCTGCAGGAGGCGGGCGATGTTGCCCTGATTAACGGGTGCAGGCATGAGAATGTCTCCTTATACGCCGTTAGAGCCAGCGGTGAGGTTGGATTCGTTCACACGAACGCGCCATACCGCATTGGTTCCGATTTCGTTGTCGGTACCCAGCGCCAGACCTAGGATGGTCAGTTGCGCGCTGGAGCCAGTGGCGGCCGTGTTGCTGTCCAGTTCGACGCCGGACACGCCGGTGACGGTGGAGCCGGCGGCGACGATGATGTCAGCCACGGAGCCCACGTCAGTTGCGGCCAGTGCGCCACCCACAGAATCTTCCTGAATCTCGAAGATCATGTCGGTAACCGACACCGCCCAGGCGGTACGGGCAGTGGAAGCCGGACCATACAGCGTGTTCAGAGATTCAGTGCTGTAGTCCGGTTCAAAACCCACGATTACGTAGTCGATGTTGTCGCCGGCAGCGCACTGCTCGACGGACGGGAAACGGCCAGATGCGTCAGAAGATCCGGCCAGTTTCACCGGGTCACCAACAAACACGCTGGTCGCGTAGGTGCTCAAGAGAGACACCTGGGTCAGCTTGCCTTTGTAGTCACCGCCGGTAAGGGTAGATACCGGGCGCAGACCGAAAGGCGCATCACTATTAGACATAGTGAATTCCTCCAGTTGGAATCAGGTTTGAGTTAAATGCTGATCCCAGCGCCCACTATCTGTGATTGCTGGTCGCACAACCGAGGCCGCGCTATCTGCGCGGTGGTAATGCTTTAGGTGTTGGGTTGCCCCATGGTGTTCGGCAGTACTTTCATGCCGTCGCCGAAACCGTCCGGGGTGTAGGTATCCACACCCTGGCCGCCGACACGATTGTCCACCGCAGAGCCATAGGCGCGCTTGCGCTCACGGTTTTCC